AATAGTCGTTCCTACGACGATCCTTTTCAGTCTGATATCCCTTACCACCGCAGCGGAAGCACACACCACCGGGGCCAGTAGGAACATTATTGGTAATGCCAGTGATGAATTGCCCGGTGCCTGCACACCTTCCGCAATGCTCCTCTTTATCGCGAGAATAACAGGTGGTGCATTTCCGTTGTCTACTGGTCTTGTAGCAGGTGAAAGTAGCGCCACATTCGCAACCACGCTCTTCGTGACCTTGAAAGTCTGGGTTCATCGCATATGCTGGGGTAAAATCCATTTTCCTATCTCCTCGATTAGTCGTCAATCCATGCTACAGCAACGAAGGACCAAATGGACGACAGCGCCAACACCGTTACCATGAAAGCGTGCAAAAATGGCTGATCAATGATCCAAACGCCCATTCCGCCAGCGATGCCCAAAAGCATCGTGAAAAGAGCTGATAGTGCGAAGTATATTACGAGAGTCGTTTTCATCTTGTATCTCCTATCTCGATTACTGAATTGCGGCTGCTCATCAGACCCGATCCACCACGATCGAGTGACGCCCCCGGAGGGGCGTTTCGCTTTACTCCGTGTATGCTGCCTCGAGATTAAGGCGGGTGCCTTTTTTGGCCATGTTGCGCAGGACATTGCCGAGATTCATGCGGCGCATGCCGTTATTGAGATGGCTCCAGCGGCTCCAATCGATGCCGTTATCAGCTGCGAGGCGTGGCCAAACGTCAGATGCCGGGTCAATGCCGTCAAGAGCGTTTGCCAACTCGTCGCCGCAATTAGCCTTGGTGCCGTAGCGCTGCTTGTATTTCGGCGGCACCACGGAATTTGGCAACGCAGCTTCGTCATCTTCTGCCTCATCATCGAGCACCAATTCCTCATCAACGCCTAATTCCTCGAGTGTCGGAGTTGGCATCCGATCGGGCTGCTTCTTAAAGAGCGTGCTTGCACCACGCTTGGACTTGATGCCGTTCTCGACCACCCACTGGATTTTCGCTTCGGTGTCGTACGCTTCGATCCAGATATCACCGCCTTGCTCGTACATCTTTTTGGCGAGCTTGTCGACGTGACGGACGATCTCGAGGATTTCTAGGTGGGTGAGTTCTTTGGTCATTTCGTGTCTCCTATTTGGGTCGGGGTGCTGCCTCGTCAGACCCGGTAAGCATACCACCGGGTGACGCCCTATTGGGCGTTTCGGCTTATTCGTGACCAACGTCGATGACGGTCTCGTGCCAGTTCCAATGCCGCCAGATATCGATAGCTATCGAGATGATGATATTCTGCGGTATGGCGGGATCGGTGATACCACGGCTCTCGCGGCGTTCACGATCTTTGCGGTACTGCTCGAGTGCTCTGCCGAGGCGGATGGGGCCTTCTGCACCGAGATCGGCAAGGAATCGCGACCAGAATGCATCGAGATCGTTTTCGGCGGCGTACTGCGACATTGTAACTTCGTCTTGGTCTGCTTGGTCCCATGTCTTGGTGATCTTCGGCATTGTCTGTCTCCTATCTCGTGTTGATGATGAAAGAAAAAAAGCATATCGAGGCGAGGCTTGTCAAGTTATTTCGTGACGCCATTGAGGGGGGATGCGACACCGTGCCACATATCGGGGTGGTGAGGCAACGAGGCGAGGCGAGGCAAAAAAGGACGCGTCGTGCTTTGCGTGCCTCATTTGCCTTGGGTTGCCTTGTTTTTGGGTGGTGTTGCTCTGGTGGCGGGTCGTCGTCGCTTCCGCCCCTCTCCGGATCGAAGCGGCGCGATATGAGGCAAACGAGGCAACGAGGCGGAGGTCGGAATTGACAAGAAACGAGACCACCCGGCGACACCGGGAAGCGGAAGGCAAGGCAGCCGAGGCACGAGGCAGCCGGAATACCGGAAAGAAGGAATACCGGAACACCAAGCAGCCGGAATAAAAGAATACCGGAAAAAAGGAACACCGGAAAGAAATATTGCAACCAGGTAAAAATATCGGAAAGAAAGATCGCGCCGCGACAAAAAAAAGGAATCGCTCGTCGTGGAATAGTCCCCACCCCCAAAGAACCGCGCCGCGCCACAGGAACGATGGGACCCGGAAAGCTAGCATATTTATTCTAATCATAACTTGACAAGTGTAGCAGCTTGACAGTACATCTGTTGTAATATAATATGAATATATGGCAGATCAAATGATAGTATCAGAACGGCAACGATTAATTATGAGATATCGTCGCCAAGGAATGACAGTAAGCGAAATAGCAGAATCGCTAGATACTACACATTCACAAGTATCTAATGCTTTGGAATCCGCATACCGCGCACTTCATGCAGAAGATGAAGCTACGATAGCTAGACAGGTTGATTTAGAGCGACTAGACGAATTACATTCTGCGTATTGGGCTGCGGCAAAAGAAGGTGACATCAAGGCTGCAGATTTTATCTTAAAGACTATGGATCGCAGAGCTAAAATGTTAGGTATAGACGCCCCAATTCAAACCCAGACAGACGGAATGTTGCAAATTGGGTGGATCGATGAAGATAATTTTGCTGAGGTGATAGACCATGACGAAAATAGTAATACCCTATCGACCGAGGCCCCTTCAGAAGCAATTACACGAAACGTCGAATAGATTTTCAGTAATTGCATGCCACCGTCGATTTGGTAAGACGGTGTGGTCTATTAATGACGCTATTAAAGAAATAGTAGAACGTAAAATTAAAGGCCTACAAAGACCACGTGGTATATATGTAGCCCCCTTATACCGTCAGGCAAAGCAAATTGCCTGGGATTATGCTAAGTTTTATTGCGAGAAATTACCGGGTTTTAAGGTAAATGAATCGGAACTTCGTATCGATTTTTTGGAAGATTGTCGTTTTTATCTTATTGGTGCAGACAATCCCGATTCTGTCCGAGGTATTTATGCAGATATTGCTGTATTAGACGAATATGCCCAGATGAATCCTAAGATGTGGACTGAAGTATTACGACCCGCATTATCGGATAGATTGGGCAAAGCTAGATTTATTGGTACACCAAAGGGTAAGAATTCATTTTTTGAGCTATTTGATGAAGCGGACAAAGGTAAAGATAATTGGTCAGCACACATGTTTAGAGCTAGTGAAACTGGATATGTAGACCAAGGAGAGTTGCTATCAGCTCAGTCAGAGATGACAGAAGAAGAGTATGCACAGGAGTATGAATGCTCTTGGGAAGCAGCGATTAAAGGTGCATATTATGGTAAATTAATGGAGCAAGCTACCCTTAATGGTAGGGTTGCAAGTGTGCCTTATGAACCTACACTAGAAGTGTTTACAGCATGGGATTTAGGAATTGATGATAGTACTGCCATATGGTTTGCACAGGTAGCAGATAGAGAAATTAGGCTAATAGATTATTATGAAAATAGTGGTGCTGGCCTAGACCATTACGTAAAAGTGCTAAAAGAAAAAGACTATGTGTATGCAGACCATTATTTACCACATGATATACAGGTTAAAGAGTTATCTACAGGACGATCTAGATTAGAAATGTTACGCGGGTTGGGTATTAAGGGCAGAGTAGTACCTAAATTACCAATAGACGATGGTATTAATGCAGTTCGTGCCATATTACCTAGATGTTGGTTCGATCGGCATAAATGCGAGCGAGGTATTGAGGCGCTAAGACAATACCGTACTCAGTATAATGAAAAGACTCAGACATTTATGCAAAGACCCCACCATGATTGGACTTCGCATGGGGCAGATTCATTTCGCTATTTGTCAGTATCTATAAAAGATGGTAAACGCAATCAGATGAGGCCTACTATGGCTATTACAGAGTATGATGTACTATCTTCTAATGGACGAGCTACCAGAGCAAGTGATGTTGATGAGTATTGGCCATGGTAAGAGCTATGCGACCCGGTGACGAGGCTTTAATCGTCGCATTGGGCAAAAGGATGGCGAAAGAGTCCGAATATTTTTCTGGTCATACGATCGACTATACAAAGTGGTATAATACATGTTACAAAACGTTGGTAGATGATAATTATCAAGCATACGTAAGTGAGCAAGATGGTGTTATTAATGGTATATGGGCGGGTATGGTAATACCTGTGTGGTTCGCAGAAGAGTCTAAAGTAACAGACATTATGTTTTATGTAGATAAACAAAAAAGAGGTACGACTATAGCCCTGCACTTGTTAAATGCGGCGGAGCATTGGGCTATATCTAAGGGGGTTAAATCATTGTCAATTGGTCTAAGTTCAGGAATTGACACAGAAAGCACAGTGTGTTTTCTTGAGAGGATAGGTTACAACAATAGTGTTGTAGTAATGGAGAAGGAGTTGTAAAGAATGTGCTTTTCTAGTGCACCTTCGCCCCCGCCTCCCCCTCCACCACCTCCGCCTCCTCAGGTTTCTGATCCGGAAGTACAAGCCGCTAAGGAAAATGAGAGAAAGCGGAGAATAGCCGCCCAAGGGCGTAGCTCGACTATACTTACTGGCGGTCAAGGTGTTGCGGATGAGCGTACACAAGGCAAAAAATTACTAGGGGCGTAATATGCCTTTGGTAAAAGGATCATCACGTAAGGCGATTCGCAAGAATGTTAGTACTTTGTTAACAGAGGGTTACAAACAAAAGCAAGCAGTTGCGATAGCCTTACGTAAAGCGGGTAAATCTCGCAAAAAAAGGAAGAAATAAATGCCAGGACATTATGGAAAAATGAAGGCTGGTAAGAAAAAGCCATCATCTGGTGGAAAAAAGATGCCAGCTGGATTGAAAAAATCCATGACTAAGAAGCGCAAGTAGGTTATATTTCATGCCAACTGATGCACAATCATATATTAAAAGGTATGAAGAATTACGTGATGATCGACGTAATTGGGAGCATCATTGGCAAGAAATTGCTGAGGTAATACTACCTAGACGCACCGATATTGTAGGTAAACGCACACCCGGTGATAAACGTAATCTTAAGGCTATAGATAGCACGGGTATTATATCAAATGAACTGCTAGCGGCAGGTCTTCATGGTATGATGACTAACCCCGCGTCTAAGTGGTTTACATTGCGTTTGTCTAATGCTGATTTAAATGCTGAAGATGAAGTAAAGCTTTGGTTAGAATCAGTAGAAAATATTATATACGAAGAGCTGTCTTCTTCAGAGTCTAGCTTCTCTAGCCATATGCACGAATTGTACTTAGATTTGTCCGCATTTGGTACTGCTATTATGTTTATTGGCGAATCGGTACAAACTCAAGACCTAATGTTTCAATCTTTGCCATTAAAAGAATGTTACGTTTCAGAAAATGCTGATGGTAAGATTGATACTTTATATCGCAAGTATGAACAAACGGTTAGGCAAATCATTCAAAAGTGGGGCAAGAAAGAGTCAGACGTAGGCAAAGACGTTATTGAATGTTACAATACGGGCAAG